AAGCGGAGGAATTGAACGACGAACAGGTAGCAGCAGAACCGGCGACGGAAGAGCGCGCAGAACCTGAAACCATAAAAACCGAAGCGCGTAACTTTACGCAGAAATCAGAAAACAATTTTTTAAATATGACTCTTAACGATTTAAAGGGCCAACGTTCCGCATACTACGAAGAGTTCGTAGGTATCGGACAGAAGGCCGACAGCGAAGGCCGTTCATTGACTGAGGCCGAGCAGGAACGATGCGACAAGCTCGACAACATGGTTGCCGACTTGGATGTAAAAATTAAGCACAAGCAGCGCGAGCAGGAAATGGTCGCACGCATGGCGCAAAGCGGATCGGCATCTAACGCCGAGCAGCGCGAAGTTGAGCGCGTGAACGGTTCGTTTAGCATCAGCCGAGCGGTTGCAGCAGTAGCCAACGGCCGCAACTTGGAAGGCGCGGAAGCTGAATGGGCAGCGGAAGCACAGAAGGAAGCACGTTCACAGGGCTTGCAGATGGCCGGACAGATTGCCATTCCTACCATTGCTTTGCGTGCTGGAGGTGCTGACGACTTCCAAGCAGGCAGCGGCGACGGTTCGGGCTTTGTTCCTACTTCCGTTCCGGCAGCAATTGAGGCTTTGCGCGCTCCAACCGTTATCGAAGGTTTGGGCACAACCGTTATCCGTAACGCTACCGGTAACTTGCAGTTCCCACGCGTAAGCGTTAAGGCGGCAGGAACTGGCGAAGGAGAAGTTGACGCGAACGCAGCTTCAAGCATGGAGATGGACGAGTTGACACTCTCTCCACAACGCGTTTCTGCTAACACCACTTACAGCAAGCAATTGGTATTGCAGGGCGGTGCAGAAGTCGATTCATTGATTGCCGGCGAATTGGCCGCAGCTATGAACGCTTACGTTGACGACGCTTGTTTCGATACGGTTTTAGCTTCAACTGCAATCAACGTCTCAACATCAGGCGATACTGCTTTGAACGCTGCTTTGGCGTTTAAAATGGAAGCCGAAGTATTGGCAGACGGTGGCAACTTGGCCGGCGGCGTTTACGTCATGTCTCCACTTGCTTACCAGCTTTCCAAGGCTGAAGCGGCAGTAGCTTCTGTTTCTCCACTGTGGGAAAACGGACAGTTCAACGGTTTCCGTGCGGTTGCTACTCCTTATTTGGTGGATGGTTTGTTGGCTGATGCTTCAACCGGAGCCGGTCAAATGTTGTTCGGTAACTTCGCACAGGGCGGTATCCTCGCTTACTTTGGAGGAATCGACTTGTTAGTTGATCCATACAGCGCGGCAGGCACTGCACAAATCAAATTGCACGTCAACCGATTCTTCGACTTCGACGTACGCCAGCCCGGCGCACTCGCGAAGGCTACGCAATTGACTTGATTTTAAGTGAATTCTAAGAAAGGGGCGGCTTCGGTCGCCCTTTTTTTTTGTCCGTATTTTAGCGACATGATGACCGTTGAAATAACAGGTACGCCGACGCTCGACAGCGTGATAACGGTTGCCGACCTCAAAGAACATTTGCGCGTTGACCACAGCGACGAAGACACGCTAATAACAAGCCTGCGCGCGGCCGCCATTTCGTGGGTTGAGGATTATTGCAATACGCGGCTGGGCGACGTTACTGCCGTGGGCTACCTCGACTTTTTTTATAACGCGCGGTTCCCAGTCGGGCCGGTGAACTCGATTTCTTCGGTGACGTACACCGACGCGAACGGCGACACGCAGACGCTGCCCGCAGCGAAGTATTGGTACGACATTAAAACGAAGTCGGCGCGCATCACCTTCGACAACGTGCCACAGCTTTACGACGATACATTCCACGCCGTACAAATCAATATGAACGTAGGGTACGCCGAAGCCGACGTACCCGAACCCGTTTTGCACGCGATCCGTTTACTCGTTGGGCATCTGTACGAGAACCGCCAGCAGGTAACGCGCACCAAGCTAAACGAGTTGCCGTTAGGTATTCATTCCCTTGTTTCACCGTACCGCAATATTTTAGCTGTATGAGGTTTGGCACAATGGACAGGCGAATAACGTTGCAACGCGCTACGTTGGCAGCAAATGCGTACGGCGAACGCGCGGAAACGTGGGGTACGCTGGCGACGGTATGGGCGGAAATACAGTACAAAGAAGGCAGCGGCCGCGAAGCTGTACAAAGCGACCAACTTTACAGCCGGCAACCGGTGCATTTCATTATTCGTTATTCGTCCGACGTTAGCGGCGTACGGCCCAGCGACCGCGTAAGCTACAACGGCGATATTTATGAAATTGAAGGCGTGCAGGAAATCGGGCGCGCGGAAGGCTTAAGAATTGTAACCAGCTTGCGAGGTGAATAATGGACGATATGCAACGACAATTGCGAAAAATCGAAAAGCGTTTAGATCGCGCTGCGCGGTTTGGAAGCATCCAGCACAAAGAACTGAAAAAGGTAAATCGTAAGGCGGCGCGCGTTTACGTACCTATTCAGCGAGCCGAGATTACAAATTACCCTGAGGACATTATAATAAAGCGCAGAAAAAAAGGCGGCGGAACGACGAAAACAATCGTACGTAGCGGCCAATTGAAAGCGTCTATTGGCGTTTGGTTTAGCAAGGGAAGCAATACCGCCATAGCAGGACCGCGAGTCAATCCGGGCGGCAGCAAACGCTTTAAACGCAAAGTTCGCGAAAGCGCAGACGGTTGGTTCGCTCACATCGTAGAAATGGGCGCACGGCCTTCGCAGATGGAGAAAGGAATGATACCCGGCCGACGTGGGGCACGCTTAAAGACCAAAAACACGGGCGCATTCAAGCGCGGTTTGACCTTAGCGCAACCAGCGGTAAAAAAAGCGCAGGTAAGTTTGTACCGAAGCGAGTTTAAACGATACATGAAATGACTGTAGGAAAAGCGATATACTACCTTTTGACCAATGCGACCGACGTAACGGACGTAGTAAGTACGCGCGTTTACCCGGAAATAGCGCAGCAGGATGCCGATTTGCCCTATATCGTTTACGCCATTGCCAACAACGAGCCGACCGATACGAAGCCCGAACCGTCGAAGCTCGATACCGCGCAAGTTGAGGTTAATATTTACTCGCAAAGCTACACGGAATGCATCGACTTAGCCGTAGCCGTTCGCGCTGCCCTCGACCGCGTGAAGGGTACGTACAACGGCGTTAACGTGCAAAGCATCCAGTACCTAAACGAAGTAATCGACTTCGACGAACCGCAACGCGCTTACAACATTAACGCCGACTACGACGTACGTATAAGCCGCAGCGGTTTTGAAATTGCGCAAGGTTCACCCATTACCGGCGTGGAGCTTGGCGAGCTTTCCGATGTAGATGTAACAGGCGTCACAAACGGGCAACTAATCGCATACAACAGCACCACGGGCAACTGGGAAGCGGCAGACGACGCGGGCGGCGCGGAAACGCTGGACGATCTTACTGACGTAGATGCGAGCGTACCGTCAGCGGGGCAGCTCCTTGCTTACGGGCAGGACACTTGGCAAACCATAGACCAAGACGAATTAACCTTGCCAATTAGTAGCGTCACGGGATTGCAGACGGAGCTAAATACCATACCTGACAATATTGACGATCTCGACGACGTTAAGATAGTTGGCACGCCTAGCGAGGGCGAAGCGCTTGTATACACAAGCGGCTTTTGGTCGCGCGGCACGGCGGGCGCTTCGACGCTGGACGAATTAGACGATGTGCAAGTACCAACGCCAAGTTCAGGCGCGGTGCTGCAATACAATGGCGCATACTGGGCGGCATCTGCTTTGTCTATTCCTTCCGTTCCCAACACGTACTACCACCAACGTTATAGCTCAGAAGCTGGCACATTGCGTTCAGGCGCTACGGAAACGGTCGAACTGTACTATACGGCACAAGCGGACGGCGACGGGTTAAGCGAATCGGCGTCAAGCGACACGCCCACCAGCGGTTACGATATTCGGCGAAAGTTGTGGTACGCTGAGAAAGCGCAGGCCGACCCCGACACGTCAGCCGATTGGACGCAGTTTAC